TTTGCATTGCATCTAAAGCAGATGTAGCAGCACCAACAGAACCAGTAACCCAAGTTTTCATTCTTCGGTCATCAGTTTGTGAAGCTCTATATCTAACATGTAAGAAAGGACGTCTCATGCTTTGTCCAACAGTTTGGTCATAAACTGAAGAAGTACCAGCAGGAATAAACACCCCTCTAACAGCGTTGCTACCAGCTACCTCGTTAATACCACCTCTTGTAGCTAAGTCGTTTAAGTATCTGAAGTCAGACTTATAGAAGTCATAAGAACCTCTTCGGAAACCAGAGAAACCTAAATTAAGTGCCATGTCTTCAGAGTTGTTAAACACACCGTAAGAAGTACCACCTTCTCCATAAGAGTTCATTGAAGCTAACATATCATCTATTGCAAGAGAAGTACCTCTGTTACAGAATAACATGTATTCTTCAATAGCACCTTGCTTATCAAACTCAGCAAGTATTGCGTCAAACTCTGCTAAATCATTAGGAGAAGTAATTCCATTAATACCAGAACTAACATTACCTCTGTTTGTAATAGCAGCAAATAAACCTTCAGTACCTGTTCTAACGTCACCGTCAGCAGCGAAAGCATCTTCAGTTAAATCTTCTGCAGTTACTAAACCAGAAACAGCTCCAGCATCAGCAATACCTCCAGTTTCACCTTCAATCATTGCCATTTCAATGTAGTCAGTAAAACGAGCTCTTGTGTCAGCTTCAGCTTTCAAGTACCACAAGTAACCAGAAGCACCACCTTCAGAAGAAATTTCTACCCAACCAATTCTAGAAGCATCAGAACCTGAAACTTCGTAGTAATCTTTCATAATAATCGGTTTGTTAGTGAAAGATTTAAAAGTTGGATCATTTTTTCTTCTTGAGTTTACAGTTGCTGTAGCAGTAGCTATATCAGTATCTAAAGAATAAGCAACTCCTTTTTGAAACTCAGAACCATAAACTAGTATTCTTAAAGTACCAGCAGTAGTATCAGTAATACCAGCAGTATTTAAAGAAGCTGTACCATAAGGAGCTACCGCAATAGTTGCGCTTGCTGCAGGAGCATCTACAACTAAAGCTTTTACAACGCCTTGTGAGTTAGCCACAATAACTGTATCGTTAACTCTAATACCGTGAGTATCAGTTAAAGCGTTACCGTCAATATCAGCTGTAATGTTTATAGTACCACCAGCAACAACGTCACCACCTGTAGCGTTTGCTAGTGTACCTCTATAAGATAAATGTAATCTACCTTGTTCAGACCATACTACTTGATCAGCAGTCATAGCCTCTTCTGCACCAACTTGAGAAAGGAAACCAGAAATTGTTCTAGGTCCGAAAACCTCAGCTTCTTTTTCCATTAAGTCCGGCACATATTGTTGCGCCCAACCTTGATCTGCAGTTGACGCAAGATCTAAATAGTTTGTTGATAACGCTTGCTGTTGTGAAGCAGGCGTACTATTCAACAAACTTCCATTTGTAATTGCCATAATTTTGTAATTTTAATTTGTTATTTTTTGTTTTTAATTTTAAATTTAAAGTCATTAGAATTATNACCTAAAACTCTTACTTTTATACCGCCAGTATTAATTTGACCACTAAACTCTTGTCTTGGATCCATACTAACATTTTTAGATTTAGCAATGCTTTCTTTTAAAGCATCAGCTTTACCTTGCTCGTAAAAGTGTTTTGCAATAGCATCAGCATTCATAGCTGTATATAAAGATTTATGATAACCCGCAGCGTTTTCCATTTCATTATTTTTATTCAAGAACTTCTTGACAAAATTGTTAATGTCACTTTGTGTTTCTTTAACAGAACTAGTATCTTTTACATTATACCTAAATCTTTTGTCTCCAACGTTGTATTCAAAACCTTTGAANTCTTTGTTAAACANTTGATTAGTTTTATTTAAAAAAGTACGAGTTTGTTTTTTAGCTACTTCTTGCTGTTCTTTTGACTCTTTGTTGTACCTGTTGAAAAAGTCAATGGCTTTTTGTTGGTCATTTGTCAACTTATTACCATATTGTATTTCTTCATAGTACTTGGTTTTTGCACCTTCTAAGTGCGACTTTGCTTGAGCAACTTGCTCTTTCAAAGCTAGTTTTTTTCTTTTTATATCTATTTCTTCATCCACTTCTTGATCAAACGAAAAAGCGTCTTCCATCATAAAGTCTATTTCTTCTGAGTTAAGGTGTGGTTTTGTTTGTTTGTAATATTCTTTTAATAAAGATAAATTATCTAGTTTAGAATAATCTTGATTTAACTTAACATAGTCTTCTAAGCTACCACCAGTTTCGTTCATAAACTCTACTAGTTTTTCTATGTTTTCCGGAAGTGGTTTACCAGTTTCTTCAGCTTTAGCTACAGCTTCTTCTACTTCTTCAACAAGTTCTTCAACTTGCTCTTTTGTATTTTCATCTACTTTTATTTCTTCAACAACGGGTGTTTCTTCATTTTGAATCTCGTTGGTGCTTTCTCCGGTAGGTTCTTCATTTTTTGTTTCGACGTTTTCTTCGAGTACTTTTTCGCTAGCTTTGGATTCGTCGCGTACAGGAACCTCATTTGTGCTTTGCTCTGGAACGGCATCTGTATCTGTTTTTTTAGTTAAATCTACTTTTGTGATATTATCATCACTTTGTTTTTTGTTTTTACTAAGATCTACCTTAGTAACATTTTCTGTTGCTTTTTTCTTTTTTGCCATAATATAATATAATAATAATTAATAATTTTACCTAGGTCCAAACTGAGATAGATCACCTAGCGCTTCACCTCCTAATATATCATTACCTGATGATTCAAACTTTTTAGCTGGTTGATTACCTTTTCTTTGTTCTATAAGTTCAGACTGTTGACTAGCTTGTATTCTAGTTCTTTCATCTTTACGATCTTCTTTTTCTTTTTCTCTTGTTTTTAAATTTTCAGTTTCAAGACCTTTTAGTCTCATATTAAATTCAAACTCTAAAGCCATTAGTTGTTGTTTAGCTTGTATTTCTTGCTGCATTTTTTGCAACTCTAACTGAGCTTTTAGTTGTTCTAGTTGTGCGTCAGACTGAGCTAGTGCTTGTCTTTTTTGCACTTCCATTTGTGCAGCTGCTTGTTGTTGCTGTGCGTTGGCTTGAGCTTGAGCTTGTATGTTTTGTTGCTTCATTAACTGATCTTGTTCCATNTTTCTACTTCTACGTATTTTTAAAACTTGATTAGCTAGTTTAACATTGTTTATTTCTCTTACNTCTATAGCATCTTCTAAGTCTATAGTTTGTTGTTGTANAGACATTTGTATATTGTTTTCAAGCATTGCTTTTTGCTCTTCGTCNGGCATTAACTCTAAAAATATACCAAAGTCATACAANTGTAACTCAGACATTTCATCAAGAGTAGAAACGTTGTGAACACCTATGCTTTGTATAAACGCATCTCTTGTNGGTGAATATTCTATAATATCAGATATTCTAAGTGATAACTGCTCTGCTACTTCCGCTGTTAAAAATAAACCAGAATCTAATATGTGTCTTGTAGCTGTATTACTATTAGCAGCTGCTATTTTTTGTATACCAACTAAAGCTCTGTCATCTGGCATACTACCATCTCTAGCTTCATTTAATCCGGTAACATCTCTTATCATTTGTAAGTAGTAATTATAATTACCTATAAGAGCTTGCATTTTATTACCACCGCTACCACTAGTTATTTCTTGTATTGGCACTTTACCAGGGTTCATATCACCATCTTGTGTGAAAGATCTACCAATAACACTACCAGTTTGAAAGAACATGTTTAAAGCTTCTTGTGGGTTGTAGTTAGTACCATTACCTAAATCTACTTCAGCAAGTCCGTCTGCATCTAAATAAACACCATCAGGTATCATACGCGACATCACTTGCTGTAGTTTTAAATGTGTAAGCTGAATCATATCAGCAAACCCAGTAATTCTTTTAACTAAAGAATCTATATTTCCTTTATACATACGTGGAGCTACTATACTATAATTCATTTTAACTTTAGTATAATCGCTTTTAGGCCTCATCATATTTTTAGCCATTTCCCATTGTAACAACCTATTTGTACCAACAACCATAGCACCTTCATACAAAACTTCTATAACTCTGTCTAGTCTTGAAAAATCACCTTCCATACCTTCTGGCGGATTAAATTGGTCGTCTTTTTCTATAGCCTTGTTACCACCACTATTTGTTTCTTTTATTTTATATACTTCGTTCATATAAGTTTTATAATTAAAATATAAAACTTGTACTTTGTTGTTATCAAACTCATCATAACTACTAGCGTTTTTATAAGAGTTATTAGTATATAAAGATCTTGATTTTATTATTTCTTCTAAATCTGATTGTTCTAAATGTGGAAACTGTTTTGCTAGCTCGTTAATTGGTATTGTTTTTACTTCACCTACATAATATATATCTTCAAAATAAGGTGATTCAGTGTAAGAATAAACTAAATCAGCTGGATCAACATATTCTATAGTTGCTCCTTGAGATGTATTAAAGTCAGTTTTAACAGCACCAATGCCTAGCACAGTTATATCTCTATAAAATCTTTTCTTAATTAAATCATACCTGTTACCATCCATTAAAACATTTATAGCTTGTTCTTCTGCTATTTCTACAGCTTGCTTGTAAGTTAGCTGCATATGTAGTTCTAATTCTTCTTGTGTTTCTGGTAATTCTTCGGGATCGTTTTGATAAAGATTTATATCAAACTTTTCTTGAACAAAGTCGTTCATTTCTCTTGTATTCATGTCGTCTATAATAGACTGCATGTACTTAGTTCTTTTTTCAACTCCATAAGGATCTTGAGAGTATGCTTTTATGTTGTAAGCTCTATCTGATATACCGTTAACAACTATATCTACAAACTTAGGTATTATAGGTACCGGTGTCCAATCAAGGTTTAAGTAGCTTAAGTCACCATTAATAGAAAGCTCGTCTTTGTACTTTTGTACTGATTGGTTACCTTCAGCATATAATCTTAATCTATGAAAATCATTGTAATGTTTGTGGTATCGATTAATTCCTTGATCTTTATTAAACCACTCGTGTTCTATAGCTTTAGCAACTTTTAATCCATAGTCATAGCTAATTTTCTCTGCATCACTTACAACTTGACTCGGGAAATAATTGTTAATATACTCTGCCATCTGTTATTTTATTATTTTAGATGTATTACCAG